TACCCCCTAGATCCGCGGGCCGCGGGCCATTTCATGTCTCACTGATATCTCATACATGTCACAAATCTTTTTGCATGGTTGCAGAAAGGTTGATTGAAGGTAAGAAGCGTACATTCGGAAGACCTCTCGCTCGTACTCGTGCTATTCAACCTTGGGGTGGACCACCTGGTGGATCTTCAACAGTCGCGTCCTTTCGTAATAGCACTATGCCTCTTCGTTTAGGTAAACGTATACGTTATCGTACTCGTAGTTATACGAGACAAAAACGTAGGAGAAAATCAATGAAATCTGGTCAGGGAGTGACAGATCATTATGATGCGCGTTTAATATATAGGAAACGTTCTATGCGTCCACGCATGAAACGTCGTTGGAAAAAATTTAAAAATAGGGTCCTTGCAGTTGCTGAAAAAGACATGGGTAGTCAGACTGTAGTAATGAATAGTTCTCAGACTGTTACTAATACAACAGCTGGCAATCAAGTAGTATTTGACTGTGGATTATATACATCTACTAGTACAGCTAGTTACTTGAACGATTTGGATAATATAGCAGCACTAAATGCAGGTGCTTTAACAACACCCACAACAGGTTTAGCAGTTTCTGCTTCAACTAAAATTATATTTAAAAGTGCAGTATTAGATATGACTATCCGTAATGCTTCAACATATCAAGATGCTGGAGCTCAAGCGCCGTCAAGTGCCGCTCGTATGGAAGTTGACATTTATGAAATTACATTAAAATCTGTTGATGAAGAAGGTGTAACTTATACTTCGTTATTGAATTTGTTCAATCAGAATGCTATACGTACACAAACTATTGGAGGCGGTGGTACTGCGTTACAATTAACATCACGTGGAGTAACACCTTGGGATTTGACATATGTTTTGTCGAATTTTGGTATAAAGATATGGAAAAAGACAAAGTTTCAAATAAGCAATAATGATCAAATAACGTATCAAATGCGTGATCCTCGTCGTCATGTAATGAATCAACGTGAATTATCATCTGCGGAAGGATTTGCATATAGAAATTTAACAAAATTGGTATTAATAGTTGGCCGTTTAGCTCCTGGATTAACCGTAGGCAATATCAATGGTACATATCAAGAAAGATTAGTTATTGGTTTATCAAGAAAGTATTTCTATAAAGTAGAAAATTGGAGTGAAGATAGAACATCGTATATGAATACTTAGGCTAGGGCTTTAGCCCTAGGCTTCACTAATGCTAGGGCCTTTAGGCCCTAGTGCCCCACCAAATATATGGTTAAGTGTCAACTAGAATTATTTTAGGGTAATGGCGCAGCCGATTATTAAGGAACACTTTCTAGATTGTCTATTAAATGATTAATAAAACTATCATCTAATAATGGATCAGACTCTTTAGACGAACTTGATTCTTCCGGTGCACAATGGACATTCGCTGGTCTCGGAATAAACATCTGTGGAAAATGAATTATCTTGAATCGACGGAGAAGAGGTTCGTGATCTTGAGGACATGGGAAGCATTCTCGTATCGTATAGTTGGAGGTCACAATGATCTTGAGGGGACGGATACTTGGTAACGTTCCATTCTTGATCTGTGCTGGAAATGGATATCGATCTGCCCAAATCTTGAGTTGGCTCGCAGTGCATTCGTTTTTTGGACTCCATTCTTCGATCGCCACCACTTGTTGGTCCTTGTACCCATCCCACCACTTGTTGATCTGCTTGGCGTAGTGCTCCGGATAATCGCTCCACAATTTCATACTCTTTCCAGTGCCCGTGGGACCGTACCACCACTCGTGCTCTAACTCGCCTTGAATAATTGTCGGCTTGACTTGATTCAGGGACTTTAATTTCTCGTAGAACTGAAGGTAAATCCTTGGATGCTCTTCCTTGATAGCCGACAGGTTCCCATTCTCCGCTAAGTCGATTATAGACCGCCACTTTTCTTTCTGGTTGTTGTTTTCTGGCGGAGTCCCCCATTCTTCAAAGTTGTTGTCTTTTTTGCAATAGTCGATGGCTTGGATGTTGTTGCCGCGTTGCTTTTCGAGAAATGCGCGTTTAATATGTTTCTTGACGCGTGAGAAACGTACCGTTTCTTTGAAAAAACAATATCCTTGGATATGAGGTGTCCCGTTATCACCCACCTCTCTTCCTGCGACAACGTATCTTGCGTCATCCGATAATTTCTTGATGCAGTCCCAGTCTTCGTCCGTTGGGTTGTTGATTGTAAAAACCCAACCTCTTGAACGTGATTGTTTATTTTCTTGTCTTGGCTCGGACATCGCAAATTGTAGACTGGCCCGGAGCTAGGGGCTGCAATATTACCCCCTAGATCCGCGGGCCGCGGGCCATTTCATGTCTCACTGATATCTCATACATGTCACAAATCTTTTTGCATGGTTGCAGAAAGGTTGATTGAAG